GCCTGGCCGGCCAGTGTGGGGGCCCTGGTGTCCAAGGCCAGGGCTGGCCACTGCCAAACCCCAGGCGCTGCAGGGCGTCCAGGTGCCTGCGTACCTGCAACAACCACAGGTACGCCTGGACAAGCCAGGGGTGGGCCAGGGTCGCCAGGGGTGGGCACCGGCAGGTGGTGGGCCCTGGGGGTCCAGGGTCACCCCTGTTGAAGTGCGTACCCGCCCTAACCCACCAGTCCCTGCACTCCACCGTCGAAACGGGTGAGCCCAGACCGGCCACACCGGGCCAGGGGCCAGCCAGGTGCCAGCCCCCATTGCAAAGAATTGTGACAATCCAGCAGGTACGCCCTCGGTTCGCTACCCCTAGTGGTTCCAATGGGGAGGACCCCAACGGGGTGGTTGGCGCAAGCCAGCCGGCCCGGGGTCTGCCCACCACGTACCTAGACAAATGAACGTGAATGAGCGGTCTCCGAAAGCGGAGATCATCGACGCTGCATGCGAACTGACCGGCTACCAGTCAGAACGCATTGCAGAACTGGAGCAGCGGCAGGCTGTGCTCTGGGCCCTGGTGGCCCTGCTGGCAGCCCTGCAGCTGTTCTGACGGCATCCCGGAGGGGCTACGGCCTCTCTCTGCTGCCTTCACAGCAGCAACCCACCCACCACGCACTTAGCACCATGTACGCGACCTACGAGGACCAGGTCCTGGACCACGCCGACCACCTCGGGAACTTGAGCCACGGTGACGCCTCCCGCCTGTTGGCAGATCACGGGTTCACCCTGGATGACATCTACGCCGACAACAATGGCGTCTCATGGGTGGCGCTCGACGCCCGCAACGCTGAGGCCCTGCTGGCCTGGCTGGGGTACTGATCCATGCAGTACCCGATCGGATGCCGCTCCCTGTATTGCGGGGAGACTGACAGGACGTCGTCCCATTGCCGGGCCTGTAGCAACCGGCCAGAGCTTGAGGCCTACTGGAACTACCAGGAGGCTTTGGCCTACGCCAAAGCACAGGCCGATGCAATAGAGGACGGCTGGGAATGGCCCTGGCAAACCTGACGTCAGCACTGAGGCTCTACGGGGCCTCTCTGCTGCCCTCACAAGCAGCAACCCACCACGTTCAACGCACCATGAAAACTGAAGAAACAACACGGCTCAGCCATGCCGAACAGAACGCCGAGGGGTGGTCCGATGAGATCACCGCAGCGTGGGAGGCCTACCACTTCTGCCAGGAGCAGGGGGACGGTCGGTACCTCAGCACTGAGGCAAAGGCAATGCTCAAGGAGCACGGCTACGACGGCACCAACCACGACACCGTGGCGGATGCCATCCACAACGCCATGCTTGAAGCACCGCTGGAGATCAGCCGGCCATCGGAAGATCCAGACGATGACGAAACCTACGGGTTCTGCATCCTGCTGTCGACCGGAGGCCCAGCCCTTCGGATCGTCGGTGAGCTGAACCAATGGCAAGAACCCGCCCGTTGCTGGCTTGAGATCCAGGACTGGGGCACGCCCTGGACCCGGCATTTCAGCCGCAGCGCCGAGCGAGCAACCGCCATCCGGTGGTTCGCTTCCCTGTTTCACTACGGGCAGGGCTGAGGCAGTGCTGAGCCGTTACCTGCCGGCCCTGGCAGTGATGCTGGGGTCGGCCTTTCTATGGGTCGTTGCTCTGCAGGAGCTGGCCCGCCAGCCGGTGACCAACACCGGCACCCAACCCACCACGCACCCCGTCAACCGATGACCACCGCCACCATCAACGACCGCCCGCACCAGTTGCACACCATCCCCACGGATGACAAGCACCGGGTGACCGTCCGCCAGATCGTCGACGCCATCGACGCCTGGGCCCAGTTCAATCTCAGAACCGAGCACGGCCTATACATCAACGGCAATGAGATCTATTGGCTGCAGTACGCCCAGGATCAGAGCCATCGAGTGCTGGCCCACACCGGGCCATTGCTCCGGCTTGGGGTTCGCCCTGGGTCGAACGAAGGGTGGATCCTGCTGGCCTATGTCGATGAGCAGGTGACACCGATCCTGAGCGCCAAGCTCTGGACCCTGGACGCCGCCCAGCAACTGATGGCTGCCCTCTCACGGGCCAGCGTCGACTGCATCGCCTGAACCACCAGGGCCCCGGCAACGGGGCCTGCCCACTGCAAAGAAAAGCAACAGGCCGCCGCCCAGCTACGGGCAGCGGCCCCATGCTTGCCCAGGCCGGGCCCCGCCCGGCGCCACCCCACCACCGAGCACCACATGAATCGTTTCCATGCGTTGGCTGCAGTCTTGCGTTGGCTGCAGCTGTGATCGAACCCCATCGCTTGCTGATCCAGGTGTCAGCACGTCTGTTTGCTGACGGGCACACGGCCATGGCGCAAGACGTCAGGCAGTTGGCCCACCAGTGGACACCAGAACAAGAACGCCGCCTTGTTGGCGGTGAAACCATCGACAAAACAGGAACACCCATCATCCGATGACCAAAGAACTAAGCGACCTTCAGCTGGCTGAGATGTATCGCGCCTGGTGGAAGGAGATGTATGGACTGAATGCCAACTCCCAAGCCACTGTCATTGCCATTGCCTGGGCCCGGCATGTGTTGGAGCAAGCCAATGACTGACCAACACCCCATCACCATGATCAACATCGACTCCAATCAAGGCCGCATCGGTGAGCTGTGGTGGATCAACTCTGAGCAATCAAGGAAGATCTACGGCGGCAACATCGTCCAAGGCTTGCGACAAACATTCGTCCTGTGGGGCACCTGCGGCATCGGCCGCGACATCAAAGTCTGGCTGGAGTCCATCAATGACTGACCTCTCCCCCGAATACGTTTGGGAAATCAGTGGCCCATGTCGCGAGCACGACTCGTACATACTGCCACATGACGACGACGCTAGATGGATGTCAGCAAGAGATTTTGCGCTTGCTTGGCTTGAAGAACTCATGGATCAAATGGAAGTCGGTAGCCCTGTGTTGGGCATCGAAGTTCAACTTAGGGCTGCAACAAAATCGGACTTAGCAATTTTGCGCGGAGAATCAGATGAACTCGATGACTGACCTCTCTCCCGCCGCGCAGGCAGTGCTAGATGCGTACAACGCAGGATTTATTCAACCAGTTGCTGTGCATCACAAACCGCGCATCGCCGCCGCCCTGCGAGCTGCTGCGGATCAGGTATTAGCCGCCCAATGGGAAGGGCGAATAGAACCCGATGCAGCGCACAGTCTCGGTATCAACTGGACTCGTGACGCGTTGCACGCCATCGCCGCCGAGCTGGAGGGCCAATGATCCGCTTTGCATTGCTGCTGCTGCTCCAAGCGCCCGCCATGGCGCAGCCCAGCAGATCCGTCACAGCAACCGTTTACGACGGCTGGTTCCATGGCCGCGTCACCTACTGCGGACAGACGTACCAACACTGGGGCGTCAGCGCCGCGCACCCATGGCTGAGCTGCGGCACCCGTGTCCGTGTCAGCCATCAGGGCCGCACGTTGGTGGTGCCTGTTACTGATCGCTGTGACTGCGGTTCGATTGACCTTAGCGCTGGCGCAGCACACCGACTTGGTGTTCCGTTAGATGGCATTGCAACCGTTCGCATCTCACATCAATGAGTGACACACATGTGATGGCAGCCCTGCGCAGCGAGCTGCTTAACGCCATGAACAATGCCTTCCCTGCGCCACGTAACGCGCTGGATCTTGAATCTGATTGCCGTGTCCCATTTCTTACAAGAGACAAGTTTTGGTTCAAAGATGCGGTGCAAGAGCAGATCAAAGTTCTTGTTAATGCTGGCCTGGTTCGTCCTATGCACGGTGGTTATACACTCACCGAAAAGGGGCGGCGAGACAGGCAGCAGGCCGCACGTTTCTTCAACAAACAACCACCCCAAGATGCAGCATGAATCAATCACGCCTTTCGCAGTTCGACCAACAAGCGGAGTCCATTACCCACAACAGGCAGGGTGATTATGGCGACCCAAGGGTTAGCTTTGATCGCATTGCTTTGATGTGGTCAGCCATCACTGGCGCAGACATCAGCGCACAGCAGGTGGCACACATGATGATCGCTCTTAAGCTGAGCCGATTGCAAACCAGTCCCAACCATCTTGATTCCTATGTCGACATCGTCGGATACGCAAGATGCGCAGTCATCTGCGGACCAGAGCACGACAAGCAGGGAGGATCTGCTGACTTGCCTGACTGACGCTTACTGGTGTGACCGCAACAACAGTCTCACCATGCACAGCAAAAAGCGAATGGTTGCAGTGCTTGAACTACTTGCTGCAGAGATAAGGGGCTGGGCCCCTGATCCTGGGCAGGCAAGGATCTGTTACCTGGCCATCAATGAAGTGGCCGACCGTCTTATCCGCGAAACAACCAATGACCTACCAGCTTGAGTGGAGAGCCGAGGACGAACAGCGCATCCAAACACTGGAAGCCCTGTATGTTGCCGACGGCAGAGCAAATAAAGAACACCCAGACTACGGCCTCTATACAGGTTTATGGGAAAAGCACAAGGACGAGCAGGCCAATGTTCAATAAACCTGAGCGGTCCTACATGTTGGGCTGGTCAGATGATTCCAACCCCAACCTGGGTGAAGGCATCAGCCGCACCAACAAAGCCACCGCTCCCTTGTGGAGGGTGGATGTTACAGACAAAGGCCATCAAGTCATGAAGACAACCATCAGGGCAGCCAACAAAGCAGAGGCCCTGAAGTTTTCGCAGAACCGCTACCCTTCCGCAACCAAAATCACATTCATCGGCAGAGCAAATGCAGCCAACTGAACTACCTGAAAATGTTTTTATCTACGAAGACTGGACGCCAAGCAAAGAGGATTCAGACGACGCCGGCAATGTCCTTTGGTACAAGCCTGGCTTTGGCTGGTACCAGGGGTGGTACAGCGGCCCGTCTATGGATGGCACGACACATTGGACTCATGTTCCGCCCAAGCCACCTGCCTTAGTTGACCCCAAGGTTGCACGCAACGATGCTTTTGATCGCTGGGTGCGCACCTTCCCGGCTGACGCCAAGCTGGACGACGTCGTCGTTGCGCTGCTGCGCCTGGGCTGGAACGCAGGGTGGGTCCGTGGCCGTTGACGACAGGCAGCTGCACCTTGAACAGCGGGAGATGCTCATGCTGGGCACCGACCGCTACGAACTGCTCCGCAACCAGCGGATCGTCAAGGGCATGGAGTCGTTGTCCGGCTACGGCAATGTGCTGGTGGAGCTGGGCATCGACGGCGTCATCAAGGAGGTCAGGCACCACAGGGCCAGGCTCAAGGCTGGCAAGGCTGGCCTGTATTACAGGCATCTGGGCCCGCTGCTGACCATTGCCCCGCACAAGGCTGCAGCCGTGGCCCTGCGGGTGGTGGTCGACAAGATCAGCCAGCCCATGCGCATCAACCACCTCGCCATTGAGGTGGCAGAGAAGCTGTGGGTGGAGGCCATGCTGACCAGGGCCACCAGGTGGGAGAAGCTGAACCACAAGCGCGTCAGGGGCCGGTACAAGGACAAGGTCAGGGACATCAACCGCATGCAGAACACCGAAAGGTGGACTGGTGAACAGCGCATAGCCATTGGTGGGTTGCTGGTGTCCGTGATTGCCGAGCAGACCGGCTTCATCAAGATCGACAAGCGCAAGAACAGGCACAGGTGGGTGGTTTATGTGTCGGCCACCGACGAGTGCATGCAGTTCATCCAGCAGTACAACGACAGCGGTCGTTTGCTGTGCCCCTTCTACCTGCCGATGGTGGTCAAGCCGCGGCCATGGGACACACCCAGTTCGGGTGGGTACCTAACCGACGTGCCCGGCTACGAGCTGGTCAAATCACAAAGCCAGTTCATGGCTGAGCGATGCACTGGCGGCGAGCCGTTTGTGCAGGCTGCCAATCACCAGCAGTCCGTTGCCTGGCAGGTCAACAGCTGGGTGCTGCAGCAGATGGAGCACGCCTGGGAGAAGAGCATTGCCATTGGCAAGCTGATCCCCAGGGAGGGGTGGCCGGTGCCGCCGTACCCCAAGCACCTGCCGGATGACGACCCGGGCGTCAGCGAGTGGAAGTTCAACGCCCGCCAGATCCATGAGAAAAACGACCGGTCGCGCAACAAGCGGATCGCTGTCGCCAAGCAGCTATGGCTGGCCCGGCGCTTTGCCGATGAGCCAGAGCTGTTCTTCCCCATGCAGCTGGACTTCAGGGGTAGGTACTACTACAAGCCTCCGTTCCTGAATCCGCAGTCCAACGACGTCGGTCGGGCTTTGCTGCAGTTTGCCCATGGCAAACCCATCAAAGACGAGGTCGAAGCCGAATGGCTGTGGGTCCATGGCGCCAACCTGTACGGGTACAGCAAGCTCAGCTGGCGGGCCCGGCTGGACTGGGCGCACCAAAACAAGGAGTCCATCTGCCGCTCTGGCATGGACCCCTGGCAAGCCGCTGAGTTCTGGTCCAAGGCCGACGACCCATGGCAGTTCCTTGCGTTCTGCCGTGCGGCCTACCAGTACATCGAGCACCGGCGTTCGTTCGTCTGCCAGCTGCCGGTGGTCCTGGACTGCACCTGCTCTGGCATCCAGCACTACTCAGCCCTGCTCCGCAACGAGCAGATGGCTGAGCTGGTGAACCTGATGCCCAGCGATAAGCCACAGGACATCTACTCCCGTGTGCTGAACGCTGTCCTTGAGCGACTCAGGGCTGACGTCGACAGCCCGCATGCCAGGTCATGGCTTGAGCTGCAACCAGATCGCAGCTTAACCAAGGGCGTGGTCATGACCATGCCGTACTCCGCCACCAGAAACGCGGTGTTCAAGCACTGCCAGGTCTGGGCCTTTGAACGCATGTTGCAGCTGTATGGCTCGACGGCGTGGAAGTTCAAGGCCGGCTCGATTGCTGCCATGCATTACATGGCCACGATCCTGTGCGAGGAGACGGCCAACATGATCGGCCCGGCCAAGGCCGCCATGTTGTGGTTCAAGCGGCTGGGCAAGCTCGCCGGTGAGCACAACATCTCGCTCACCTGGACGTCGCCCTCTGGGTTGGCAGTGCGTCAGCACTACATGGACCTCAGGCCAGTGCGCATCCCGCTGCACCACCTGTCCCCTGTCGTGAAGACCATTGCCCTGGACAGGGAAACCCTGGACCTCAACCCGACACGCATGGCCAATGGGCTCAGCCCCAACGTGATCCATTCCCTGGACGCCAGTCACATGGCGTTCACCACGGTGGATGCGTTCGCCAATGGCGTGACCAACCTTGGCGGGATTCACGATTGCTTTGCGACCACACCCGCTGAGATGCGACAGGTACGGGACTCTGTCCGTAACACCTTCGCCAACCTGTACTCAGAGGACTGGCTTAACACCATCACCTCTGAGTTGTTGTCCCAGATCCCCGAGGATCTGCGCAGCAAGCTGCCCGCCCGCCCTGTGGCTGGGCAACTGGATACTGACCTTGTCCGCACCGCTACCTACTTCATCACCTGACCATGAACTACAACCTCGTCGACAAGATCAAGCTGACCACCCCCGTCTGCCGCTTGCAGTACCCCAAACTCGTCGAGCCGGAAACCAAGTTCAACCCTGAAGGGACCTACAAGCTGACGGCTGTCATCGACGCGGGAGAGGCGGCTGCCATGGCCGATGCCTTGGATGACCTGCTCAACAGGCACAAGGCATCACTCAAAACCCAGGATCCCAACAAGCGTGACTGGAAGCTGGCCGACCTGCCCTATGGGTTTGAGGAGTTCGACGGCAAGCCGTCGTTTCTGGTCAAGCCCAAGATGAAAGCCAAAGGCATTGACCGCGACGGTCGTGCATGGACCTCAGCCCCTGCCTTGTTCGATGCCAAGGGCCGGCCGGTTCGTGACCGCGAGTCGCTGCGTGGCATGTGGTCTGGCACCCTGGCCAAAGTCAACTTTGAAGCCTGCCCTTTTTACCAGGCAGCCATTGGTGCTGGCATTACGCTGCGCCTGAAGGCTGTCCAGATCATTGATCTGGTGGAAGGGGGCGGCAGTGCCGAGAGCTTCGGGTTCGACGAGCAAGAAGGCTGGGTCAACTCAGAAGAAACCGTCCCGTTCGACGGGTCGTCGTCGGTCATCAAGGACGAGGAGTTCCTCCCCGACTTCTAAGTTCCGATCCATGTTTGAGGCTGGCGTTGCAGCTGGCCTTGAACTACGGGGCCTCGACTATCACTACGAAACCGAGGCCCTGCCTTACACCATTCAGGCGGTCTACACCCCTGACTTCATCTTGCCCAATGGGGTCATCGTCGAAACCAAAGGCGTGCTCACCCCTGAAGATCGACGCAAGATGCTGGCA